TGTATAATTAAAGGACTATCATGGCTAGAAGATTATCAATTGAAGACGCTAACCTAAATGCGGTAACGATTGTAGGTACTCGTCAGAAAATATTTAAAGATATCGATATAACATTCCTTGCAAAGGATACTGGCGAGATCTTTAAAAAGACTGAGGCAGCGGCTGTTAAACAAGCAGTAAAGAATTTAGTTTTAACTAACCACTTTGAAAAACCTTTCAATGCTAAATTTGGTGGGAATATTCAAGGTTTATTATTTGAACTAGCCGATGATGAAACTGGGGAACAAGTTAGAGAAACTATTATAGCAGCTATAAATGAACACGAACCAAGAGCTAGAGTAATTTCAGTGGATGTAAACAGTCAACCAGATTTTAATTCTATAGAGGCAACTATCACTTTTAGAGTTATTAATTCTGGTGAAATTGTGACATTCACTACAATCCTAAAGAGGCTGAGATAAAATGGCAACAACAATTAATACCTCAGACTTAGATTTTAATAATATTAAAACCAGTCTGAAGACATTTCTTAAGAGACAAACAGAGTTCTCTGATTACGATTTTGAAGCATCTGGCCTCTCAAATATTCTTGATGTGTTAGCATATAATACTCACATCAATGCTTTGGTGGCAAACTTTACTTTAAACGAATCGTTTCTTGGTACAGCTCAGCTTCGAAGTTCTTTAGTATCACTTGCTACAGGCATTGGATATATTCCAGATTCGAAAACAGCATCAAGAGGATTGATCACTATTACTTTAGATCTTAGTGGTGTAGCATCTCCTCCTGCAAGTCTTCAGCTTCCTGCATTTTTCAGATTTTCTGCTGTAGTTGATGACATTACATATACGTTTCAAACAATTGAAAATTATACAGCAACTAATAATAATGGCATATATCGTTTTACAACTACAGAAGGATCCACTAGTATTCCAATTTTAGAAGGAACTAGAAAGACCAAGAATTTTAACGTAGGTGAATTTAACGAAGCTGATGTATATGTTATACCAGATGTAGATTTAGACGTAGACACGACTACGGTAGATTTTTTCGAAAGCCCATCATCTACTGAATTTACATCTTTTACGAATATTATTGATATTACCTCTGTCAATGAAAATTCTACAATCTTTATTTTAAAAGAAGCACCAAATGGCTTCTACCAATTATCTTTTGGTAACAATGGTATTTTAGGACAATCTCCTACGGCTGGCGGATTAATTGAAGTAAATTATCTAAGTACACGCGCCGCGTTAGCAAATGGTGCTGGAACTTTTACGCCGATCGATACTGTTATAGTAGACGGCCAAACCTTTACACCTACTGTAGGTCTTGTGTCCAGATCGACTGGCGGCGACGATAAAGAATCTATTGAATCTATTCGTACAAATGCGCCGTTCCAATATGCATCACAAAATAGAATGGTCACTGCAGAAGATTATCAAGCGATTATTCTTCGGAACTATTCGACACTTATTTCTGATATTAAAACTTATGGCGGACAAGATGATCCTTCGCCTAAGTTTGGCACTGTATTTACATCTATTTTATTTGAAGATGATGTAGATGCAGAGACACAGGCAAATACTAAAACTGGTATTCGGAATTTAGTCGATCAATTAGCTGTTTTAGCTTTTGGAGTAGAATTTAAAGATCCACTTGAAACTTTTGTGCAGGCTAATGTAGTGTTTCAAGTTAACCCTGAGCTTACTCCTCTTTCTATCAATACTATCAAAGGTCAAGTTGATACTGCTATTGCTAATTATTTTTCAAATGCAATTGGAGGATTTGATCAATCGTTCAGAAGATCAAATCTACTAACGCTTATTGACGCAGTTAGCCCTGCTGTTCTATCTAGTAGAGCAAATATCAAAATGCAACAGAGGTTTACCCCAACCTTAAATGCAACAAATAAAGTAACGCTTAACTTTCCTGCAGCTATCGATATTCCTAGAACTACATCGACCTCAGTAATTAGTACTACTTACACGCTAGGAGATGAAACTGTTCGCATACAAAATACATCAGGATCAAGTAATCTTGAAGTAGTAAATGCCGGAACGAACGAAGTTGTTGTAGATAGTGTTGGAAGTTATAACCAATTAAGCGGCCAAGTTATTATCACAGGACTAAGAGTAGATGATATTACTGGAGCAAGCTTATTGAAAATTTCGTGTGTTCCAGCAAACCAAAGTGCTATTAGCCCAGTAAGAGAAAATTTACTTAAATTTGATGCTGAGATATCTGATACTAAATATGTCCTAACAGAGGCTGATAATTAATGTCTGATATTACCTTACAGGATATAGGTCGAAGGGAAGTTAGATTTCCTACTAGTACAGTAGACACTACTGTTCCAGAGTGGTGGAAAACTGATGCACCTCAAATAGTAACCTTTCTTAAGAAGTATTACGAAAACCTAGATTCTGATGGTAACTATGGTAATCTCTTACAAAATCTTGCAACCACTCGAGATATTGCCCAAACCAGAAAAAGTAACTTAACATTAATTGAAGATGAGCTTTTATTAGGTGAAAACTATCTTGAAGGTATTTTAGACACAAGAACTGGTGCAGAACTTTCGAACAACTATTATCGGACGAAGGGCACTAAGTACGGTATTCAAAGATTCTTCCGTGCGTTTTTTCAAGAAGATCCAGATATCGTATATGGTAAAGATTTACTGTTCAACATAGGTGAAACACCTATTGGTACTGAATCCGGTAAGTATATTATGAACGACAAGGTGTTTCAACACTGGGCCATTCTGATTAAGATTGGTTTATCTCGTGCTGATTGGATCGAACTTTATCAGCTTTTTGCACATCCGGCTGGTATGTTTGTTGGTAACGAAGTTCAAATTGTTACAGTCAATCAAGATCTTAGCTTTGATGTTATGCCTATATCAGAAGAATTAGAAGAGGTAGATCCAGTCTTTGAAGGCGTCGCTGTTATGGCAGACGCTGCTGCAATGGATATTTCAAGATTGTATACCGATTCTTCAGAAGTACATCGCTTCGACGTATACCGCAGCGATATCGAGGCATTCGTCGATTCCAGTGGTTCTGCAGACTCCAATCAATTTGGTACGCTTCTATACATCGACAACAACTACAGACACATGGTCGATGCTATGCGTTATAGCTCACCAACATTCGACGAAGATTCAGATGGTATCGTCGGACGTATGGACTTCGCAGACGGCTTCGTCACTATGGATAGGGCAAGACACGAAGTATTTGATTCTGCTAGCGGTTTGTTTAGACTATCATTACAAGATCAACCATCTGGCACATTTGATAATGGAAAGCCATTCCCAGAGCTTTATCATAGCGATTCAGCATTCGGTGGGGTTGGTGTAGATTCTGATGATTTCCCTATCAGAATTGATGGATAACATGTATAAATATAGTAGAAATCTTCAGTAGGATTAAATCATGGCAAAGCAAACAATTAATCTAGGGACAACGGCAAACGACAATACCGGTGATACCCTTCGTGCAGCTGGCACAAAGATTAATGCAAATTTCGATGAGCTTTATGCAAACGCATTTGCAGAGAAAGTTAGACTATTTGATAGTGGTGTTGGCGGTATAGAATTCGAAGGTGCATCACCAAACAATTTTGAAACCCAAATTAGACCAACCGAACCTACACAAGATAACGTAATCACATTACCAGATTCAACAGGTACAATTGTCCTACAATCTACAACAGATACACTATACAATAAGACATTAGTTGATCCGGCATTAGTACATCCTGACATATATGATTCAGCAGGAGCTACAAATTTCTATGCATTCGTTCCTCCAACTGCTGAGGGAATGACAAAAAGTATAAATCTAAATATTCCGACGTTGACCGATAGTGACACTCTTGTTACTAATACGTCAACGTCTACGCTTACAAATAAAACAATAAATTATCCTACTGTTCATGATTTAACAGTAAACAGATTTCTAGATTCAAATGGCGCAGTCTCTATGGATTTTGTTGCCACGTCTTCCGCGGTAAATCATTTCCAATTTACGAATGGTGCTGGTGCTAGTACTAGTGAAATTATAATGGAGCCAGCAGGTACGGCAGCCGACATAGATCTAACGATTCGAGCAAAAGGTGCAGGTACTGTAAATCTCGAGGCTAGTTTCTCGTATAAAGATTCAAACTACGATCTAGCAAATATGACACTTCCAGGCGCAGCTGGTGTCCATTATTTAAATGCTACAACATCACTTGCATTACTTATTGACGATGGTGAAAGAGGACAGGTTATACAAGTTGCGAATGTCAATAATGGTACTGTAAATATTACAAAATCTGCTGGTGCAACATATGGATTTACTCCTCAGGGTGATAGTGCCAATGCAAAGGTTTATATAGCACCAGGCGGAGGATTTACTGCAGTATATTCACCAGGTGATGGAACAGGTAAACAAGGATGGTTTATTCTTGGTTGTGATTCCGATAAAGGAATTGGTAACCGAGTGCACATCATATAAAACAAAGGTTAGAAGATGACAGCGATAGTAACTACTCCACTTAAAACAGAATTTATTCAGCAATTCTTTGATGATCTAAGTGATTCTGCTACGAACTACTACGTCGGGATTGGTAGATCGCAAGATTGGAACGATTCTGATGTAGCGCCAACTCCTAAAAATACTGGTCGAGAAGAAAGAGACTTTCGATTGAATATGCAATCGATGAAGCTCGCCGCTGACTGGAGTTTCGTAGTACCAAGGAATAACTGGTCAACTGGTACAGTTTATTCTGCATACAGCGATGTAGTTGCAGGTCATGGAGCAACACCTTATTATGTAATAACAGAAAATAATGCTGTATATATCTGTCTTAGACAAGGAAGAGACGTTACAACTGGTACGGCTAATCAATCTTCTGTAGAGCCAACTGGCGTAGATACAAC